AAACTTAAGTTCTTGAAATAAAAGGATATTTATGCCACTCGATAAATCAGGTAGCGCAGAAGCAGTCGGTAAAAACATCAAAACCGAGATGAAAGCTGGCAAGCCAAAGAAGCAAGCCGTAGCCATTGCACTCAGCGTTGAGCGTGAGAACGCCAAAGGTAGCCGTAAAGCAAAGCTAGAGGATGCCTACGCTAAGTACATTGAGGAAAAGGCATGAGTCGTAGGGATGACATTCGTGCGGCAGTAGAAAAGCACGATAAACCCATTCCTAAAACAACAACGGGCAAGGATAAGAATTACTTGCCTACAGAGCAGGGCGCAGGGATGACCGCCAAAGGGCGTGAAGCGTATAACCGTAAGAACAACGCTAACCTGAAAGCCCCAGCACCTAACCCCAAGACTGAGGCAGATAAAGGCAGGAAGGCATCATTTTGCGCCCGTATGGGTGGTGTAGTCGCTAAGAGCAAGAACGCTGAACGAGCAAAAGCATCTATGAGGAGATGGAACTGTGGCTAAACAAGGACTATACGCAAACATTCACGCCAAGCGTGAGCGCATCAAGGCTGGATCAGGCGAAAAGATGCGTAAGGTAGGTAGCGAAGGCGCACCATCCGCTAAAGACTTTAAAGAATCTGCTAAGACTGCTAAACCTACCCGCAGAGAGATGATTGCTTCTAAGATGAAGGATATGTGATGTTTAAAAAAGAAAAGATTAAGCCCGAAAACAGCTTACTACAACCCCATAAAGAATCTACGCTGGAAAAACAGCAACGCTTGCGTTTAGAGCGCAGGGCTATGCTTGCAAACAAACTAAAAGACATGGATAAAGAAGTTAAGTAAATGTCTAAGCTGTCTGACCTTTTGCGCCAAAGGGCTGATTATTTAATTAATCTACCGTCTGAAGCGCAACGGTTTATTACAAACCCACAGGCATTTACCGAGTTATTTGGCGTAAACAAATTACCCAAAGAAACGGGTTTTGCCGCTGGTGCTGTAGGTGTCGCACCTAAGACCCCGTATGAAGGTGGGGTGTTAAACCCGCTTAACTTAATGTATAGTGAAGGATACGAGTCGGGAGAACCGATTGGTATTGCCGCATCGCTATTACCCATAGCCGCAATTAATAAAACGCCAAAAGCGTCAAAGGATAAAAATGCAGGAAAAGGATTTTTCGACACAGGAGATATTAGACGGGTTGGCAAATATCAACCAAGTCTTGACCCAACACGGCTTACAGCCGATGACCTTAGAGGAGTACAAGGAAACCTTGAAATTCCCAATCTCAGACGAAATCCTACCGCATCGTTAGCAGAAATATTAGCTAACCCTGAGATTAATCCATCGGTTAAATTAGCACGACAACTAAACCCTGACTTTAATTTAGGTGCAGTACGGGCCATGCCGCCCTCATCATTAGAGAAACAGTTTCCTATTGGTAAGACTTACGAAACTATGGCCAAAGGAATTGATCCTGCCCTAGAACGCCAGCTTTTTGCACAATATCTACGGGCGTATCCCGATGTAGTTCGCAAGTCAGGGGCTACTAATTACCAAGAACTTATCCCTGCAAGCTATGAGCAATTGGGTAAAGAAAACGCTAAACAGCTAGACAGAATGCTTAATGAAGGCATGAATTTGTCTTACCACCAAGGTAACCTAAACTATGCAAACTCGCCCCAAATGCTTGAGGATGCTTTAATTAATAAACACCTGTACACCTTTGGCGGTGGTGAACCACATCAGCTACTTAACAAGATTGACCCGTACACAGGGTTAAATGAAAATCAAGTATTTCGAGCAGTGCATGACTATTACGGTCACGGGCCTACAGGTGCAAGCTTTGGCCCTAAAGGTGAGGAGTTAGCCTACGGTACGCATAGTCAGTTATACAGCCCACTCGCTAAAATGGCGGCCGCTACAGAAACTAGGGGTCAAAACAGCTTTGTAAACTACTCAGGCATCAATGCTGACCTACAAGCGCAGATGATTCCACTTAAGCTACAGCAGGAAAGACTAAAACGCCTTGGTGAAGATACATCGGCCGTAGACCAAAAACTAGCAGAATTAGGCGCACAAACCCAATACGCAGAACAAAAAGCATTCTTATTGCCGCCTGAAATGATTGATGTGAACTATGCAGGTGGCGTACCTGATTACCTAAGACCGTACATAACGCCTAATAACCCAACGGCCGCAACTGGATACCATTTCAGCAATCTAACTGATTTGACCCGTACCGACCCCACAAAATACGGTACAGGAATTAAAGGTTCAGAGGACAAACGCCTAAGAATGGCAGACGCACTACGCAATAGAACCTATTTTTACAGCAACCCTAATACACGGGAAGCAGGACTTGGGCCAAACCAATATAGCGCAGACATGACAAACCTATACGATGTGGCCGCTGACCCTGACAGACTTAGACAGCTATCCCGTAACTACAACCAATATCAAGGCATCGTAGATGATGTAGCCGCAACTAACGCAGTAGAGCGTATGAGTAACCAAGCAGGATACGAAGGCATCATTACTCCTGATGGCATTATTAGTTTTGAACCACAGATTGTGAAACGCATTAAATAGTGGAAATAAACACCCTTTGGATCGAGCGTTTACTTAAAAAGCCTTTTCATAAGCACAGCTTGTGGGGTGATAAGAAGTTTTACGACCCGCACTTACACCCAATAGCCAAGGAATTAGAGGATAACTTTCCCGCTATCCAAGCAGAGGTCAAAGAACTCCTAAAACGCTATGATGAGTTCGCACACTTCCAAAGCATTAGCCCTGACCAAACTTACATAAGCAACGATGACCGCTGGAGAATGTTCTTTTTTAAAGCGGCAGGTGTTAACTTTGGTAAGAACAAGCAATTCTGCCCTGTAGCCATGAGGATTGTAGATAAACATAAGGATGTCATAAGTGCCTATATATCAGTCCTTGGCCCTCGAAAGCTACTTAACCCGCATGAAGGCCCGTGGTCAGGAATCCTAAGAATGCACCTAGGTGTAGTTATCCCCGAATACCAACAATGCTCACTCCATAACGGTGGGTTAGTTTACTTTTGGGAAGAAGGCAAGTGCGTACTATTTGACGATACCTACACGCACATGGCATTTAATGATACGGATAGCATACGGGCGGTATTGTTCTTAGACATCATGCGCCCGCTACCCCAGCCTTGGAAGTTCATAAACTACGCCATACTTAAACTATCAATCCTATTCCCGTATATATGGATACCCTACTTTAGACACAAGAAATGGGAAAAGGCATTTTACAAACAACAAGGTAACTGATACACTTAATGTATCTTAATCAACTACTTGGGTAAGGTATGTCCGACAAAGTATCGAAAACTGACGGAAACTTAAATAGAAACGGTAGACCTAAGGGTGTGCCTAATAAGTCAACAGCCCTCGCTAGAGAGGCGATTGCACGGTTCGTGGATGGTAATAGCCACAAGCTTCAAGAATGGCTTGATGAGATCGCTATGAATGAGAAGCTTGGCCCTAAAGTCGCATTCGATTGCTTCATGCAAGTCGCTGAGTACCATGTACCTAAACTAGCCCGTGTTGAGCAGGTAGGCGATGAAACCAAACCCGTAGTCCACATTTATAAGTGGAAAGATGACTGAAGAAGTCGTTATTGAGTTTGAGTACAAAGCACGGGAAGCGTTTAAAGAGTTTCATAAGAGAACACAACGCTGGGCTGTATTGGTCTGCCATCGAAGGGCAGGTAAGACGGTAGCCAGTATCAATGACTTAATCCGCAGGGCAATTAAAGAAAACAAACCTGACGGCAGATACTTTTACCTTTGCCCGTTTTACAGTCAGGCCAAATCAGTGGCTTGGGACTACTTATTACGCTTCTCTGAACCTGCTATGGCTAAAGCCAACCAGTCAGAGTTATGGGTAGAACTACATAATGGCGCACGGATAAGGCTATTTGGTGCAGATGCGCCTGACAATCTCCGTGGGAATTATTGTGACGGAATCGTGCTTGACGAAATGGCCGATATGAAACCCCGTGTTTGGGGCGAGATTATTAGACCGTTATTAGCTGATCGCCTTGGCTGGGCTGTATTTATTGGTACACCCCGTGGACATAACGCCTTTTACGACATATATAGGGAAGCCCAAAACAATGACAGGTGGTATACCAAAACGCTACGAGCAGATCAGTCAGGCTTATTGGCGCAGGAAGAACTGACAGACGCTCAAGCTTCAATGTCAGCTAACCAGTACGAGCAAGAGTTTCTTTGTAGCTTTGAAGCCGCCATACTGGGTGCATTCTACGGTCAAGAGATGCGTAGGATTACCGACCTTGAGCGCATTACTACGGTGGACTATGACCCAATGTTCCCATGCCATACCGTTTGGGACTT